GTCTGAGCCTGACACTGTTTCAGCAATCTGCCCCACGAAGTCAATCCCAGCGTACACAAAGTCCGCCGCTTGGGAGGTTTCTGCAATCTGTGTGGCGAAGGTTTGTGCCGTGACAACGGTGTCGGCACCGGTGGCTGTTTCGCTGATAAACGTGGAGAGAGTGGCCGTAGCGGAGAAGGTGTCCGATACGCTGGTGGTTTCCAAAATCTGACCAACGAAGTCTACGCCGGGGTACACCAGATCATTGCCAGTGGCCACTTCAGAAAGGGCAGCAAACATGGCCGCCTGTGCAGCTACGCTATCCGCACCCGCTGCGCTCTCAAGAATCGAGGCAGAGTAAACCGCCCCGCCAAGACTGGCGTAGGGGGCTTGAGCGTAGGTGGAAAAGCCGAACATTATTCGTACAAGATGTTGATGGTGCCAGCGTCAAAGGTGTCGGTGCCGTTGACTGTGGTGATGCGAACGCGATCAAGTGTGGCTGATAGGGCTTTTGTGCCAGCAATGTGAAATATACGAGTTGAATCTGATGTGGCGACATTTCCAATTGCGGCCCACAAATTAGTTGACGAATCGAGCAATGAAATAATTAAAGCGCCGTGGTAGACGTAAGATGATGTATTACCGTTCATACCAAAACCACTCGAAAAAGAGTTTGATCCCGGTGTTGACCCGCTGATGTAACTCGTAACGCAGTTGTACCCACTTGTCTCAACCCCACCAGAATCGCCTAGTTGGATTTGTGGATTACTTGATCCGTTCGTACTTACCCCACTAAGCATTACAGTGATGCGCTTCACCCCCGCAGGGATGCCGGTGAAGTCGATGCTTGTCCCTGATGTAGAGGCGACAGCAGTACCGGAGTTGATCGCCCCAATGATGCCGCTGCTACCGTTTAAAGTGATTGGCATGTTGTTTCCTTAGTTTCCGAAGACGGCACACAGTACAAAAGCCGTATCAGTTGATGTTGTTGTGTTTCCAACAATTGTTTGAATGTTGCAATTTCCCGCAGCCATAGAAGCTATACGAGTAACCCACCCACCGCTTCCTGATGTCGCAACAAAAGAATAGTTCGCATCACTCAAAGCCGTTGCGAAGTTCACGGTGTAGTCGCCCGTACCGTTGTCGGTGATCGAGCTGACGTTGTATGCTGAACGGATAGCCACTGTGCCCGTGCCGTTGAAGTTCACCCAAGCCAAAGCATTGGTGGTCACGCCGTTTGATTGCAGCTTCATCACTCCAGAGCCATCAGCGGTCTGGACAATGCCGTTCGTAGGGGATGCGTTGATTGTTACTGGCATGGTGTGTCCTTAGCGAAAGACGGCGACAGACACCCAAGATTGATCTACCAAACTTGCGCCGTCATTTCTTATATCAAAAGCAAATGTTGAAGCACTTAAAGTGTAGTCCCCGTCTGGGCCTGTAAAGTATGCGTTAGGGTTTGATCCGTTTGACCCAGAAGAGCCAACAAATGCAAAATTGGTATCTGGTAATGCTGTTGTCATGTTTACCGAATACTTTCCAACGGCCTGATCCGTAATACTCGTCACGTTGAAGCTGGCCCGAATGGCAACAGTGCCTGTACCGTTGAAGTTCACCCAAGCACGACACAGCGTACCGACTTGAACACCGTTGCCGCCGTTGAATTGGGGTGGCACGTTAGCCGTGTCGCTTTGGATCACATCCGCTTTTAAAGTTCCGTATGCCATTTACAGCACCACCCATGTTGAGCCTGACGGAATCGTAACCGTTACGCCAGAAGAAATTGTGATCGGCCCCGCAGAAACCGCGCTTGAGCCAGATGTGATCGTTGTGTCAGAACTGATCGTTTGGGTGTTTTCATAGATCGGCACAGACGGCGCAAACGCCTGCCCAGTGCCACCACCGACCATTGCTGCGTTGACTTTTGTTAATGGCATTGTTGTTGTCCTTTAGCGGAAGATGGCTACATAATAGTTTGCCGGGTCGTAAAAGTTTGCTGAGCCTAGGATGTCAGTCCAACATACCCTGATCTGTGTTGTTGACTGTAGGCCAGCAGAACCAACAGAACCGCTACCGTAAACCTTCGCAGTCACTGATCCGTTTGATGTTGTGTACATTGGCGCAGACACTTGAACAGCATAATTAGCATCGCTCATCGCTGTCGTGAAGTTGACCGTGTAGTCACCAGTACCGTTATCAGTAATTGAACTCACATTACCAGAAGCCCTGATTGCAACAGTACCTGTGCCGTTGAAGTTCACCCACGCACGACATTGATAGCCCGGAGCTGTGCCCACAGGCGTTGTCATGATGCTGGCGTTTGCGCCCAGTACTGCTGCTTGTGTCATGGCTTAACCTTGTGGCATTGCTGCTTTGATCTCTTCCACGGTTGATGCTGCGTCGATGGCTGTTTGCATCTCTGCATACTTGGTGCGAATCAACTGCCGCTGGGCTTCAGCGCCTTCGGCTTGGCCGGGGATTTGTTTTGCAATCGCGTCGTCAAAAGGCTTGAACTCTTCTGCGCGTGCAGCACGGCGCACATCATGCGCGATGTCTTTGGCTTTGTTGATGTTGATGGTAATCATGCTTGGTACTCCCATGCACCACGGAAGGTGCGGTCTGATGGAACGTCAGATACGTCCACGATTTTGAATGGCTTGCCAGCAGGCACATCTTTGGCTGCAATCTGTTCGATTGACAAACCGCACTCGGCTGCTGGAACGATAACGGCAACGCCGCCGTCGTCTGTTGGGTAGATGATCCTTGAGTTCATTTTTGCTCCTTGAAAAAATTAGCGAAAGATGGCGACATCGACTTCAAATGGGTCAAAATTAGCTGCGACCGTGTTGTATGCCCGCAATCTTACTTGTGTCGTCGATTTAAGTTGATATGAAGAATTAGATGAAGTCCCCACACCCATCATTTGAGAGTAAGTTGTAGACTGTTCTATATTTTGAGATACGTTTACTGAATAATTTGTATCTGATAAAGCCGTTGTGAAGTTCACCGTGTAGTCGCTAGTACCGTTATCCGTGATGCTTGTCACATTACCACTTGCCCGAATCGCCACAGTACCTGTGCCGTTGAAGTTCACCCACGCACGTGCGGCGTAGATGGGCGCTGAACCAGAAGCGTTTAACGCTGTCATAATATTTGACGCGTTGGCTGTCAGCGAAAGTTTGTCGTTGGTTACTCCGGCATTAGCCAAATATGTTGTGCCCACCGAACCTGCTGTTGCGGGGATGGCGTTCAGCACCGATGACACATAGAAGCTAATCACCTCGACCAGATCACCTGCTGTTGCACCAGAGGCCAACACAATCGTTGTGCCTGACGTTGCTGTGTAGTCTGCTGAACCCAGCATCACGCCGTTTCTGTACACGTCCACATAGCCAACTGTGTAGCTTGGCACGCTGAATGATGTCTGCCCTGCGGTCGCAGTGAACTCTGTGACAGTACGGTAGGCTGTGGTTGTTACGCCGCTGGCAGGTATGCCAAGGTAACGCACAGAGATGTTGCTGGTTCCTGTTGGCGGTGCGGCTGAAAAGGTCAGCGTTGTACCCGACACAGAATATGTCGATGGGTCTTGCAACACACCGGTGATAGCAACAAGAATTGAAGACGTGTTGGCAGGAGCCACCGTCATGGTGAACGCAACAGTCGAGCCGTTACCGCTGAACGTGTCAGTCAGAAAAGCCGCTGTGAATGGGGTGTTTCCAATGTAGGCCATTACTTAGGGTACTCCTGCTTCACAGCTTCGATTGCCGCCTTCCAAGCATCATAACCACCGTGGTACAGCAAATCAAATTGATCGGCAAATGAAGGATATGCTGCGGCGCGTTTGCGTTGGTATTCGTTTGCGTCGTACTCAGCTTGCAGGCGTGCAACTTCAGCGGTAATTTCTTGTTCTGTTGGTTTTGGGTGTACCTCATCAAGCCATTCAATTGAAGCGTAATCACCCCCACGCAAAACCCAACTCGATGTTGGTCGTAAAGAAACAAGCGCTTGAGAAAATGTAATGTTCATACTGCCACCTCAAGGACTGTCAGCTGGTACGAAATAAAATTTGATGTTATGTTCCCAGAAGATTCGTTATATGAATAGCCTTGAAGTTTTATATTGAATGTACTGCCTGTGGGAACATTCAAACTTCTTGTAATTGTGATGTCTGGAGGATAAATGGGGTACATAATTGAGGCGTTATACCAAGGGTAATTACCGAAATCATATACAGTGTTGTTGATGTTGAAAACAATACCAAAAGCTCCTGCTGATGACCTATTGGTAAAAGACGTTTGCCCGGACGTCCCAATTACAACAATTTTGTTTGACGCCGAAACTGGAGTAAACGCGATTGTTAAAAGGTCTGAATAAACTCGCCCGCTACCAGAGTTTGAAATGGAAACTGTAGAAGAGCCGTAAGTGTTTTGAACTTGCAACACCGCACCGGCGTAGCCGATCTTTGGTCGCGTTACCGAGCTTGATGCAAGAGCGTTGGGTCCAAGTGTGCTGATTGGCATTACGCGAGTTCCTCGTCCGCTGGGCGGGGCAGTGTTGGGTGGTTCCACTCTTTGATGTATGCGCCTTGGCCGTCGCTGTCGTCTTGAATAACGATGCCGTGTTTAATCCAAGGCTCATTTGGAAGTTCGGGGTACAAGGCTTTAATTTTTTCAACGAGTGTCATTATGCAGCCCTCACAAGATAAGCGCCAAAAGTTGTATATAGGGTGGTTCCAGTAACGGTAACTGACCCAGATGCTGTGTAATCGTAAACATACACATACAGCTCAAGATAGTCCGTTGACCCATTCATGTAAATTGGTGGCGGGGTATTTAAAATTCCTGATTCACTACCGTTACCAAATACAAACGACATGAGTGTGTCTTTAACAGCGGCTCCGTTTTTATAAATACGAGAATTTAAAAGGTATGATCTGTTAAAAGTTCCGTTTATATCCAACACGCTACACACTTGATAATACCCAGCAACGGTAGGCGTGAAAGTGCTCGACGCAAAGTTGTTGTTTGTGTCGTAGCTTTCGGTATCAAAAGTCACCTTAGTTATCGTGTTATGTGAAATGGTTTGGTTGGTAGATTTGTACGCACTAAACGCAGGGCCAGTACCCGCTACGCCCGTCGCCAAGTCAGCTTGAACAACAGCACCAGCAGCAATCTTTGCTGTGGTGATCGCGTTATCCGCGATCTTCGCCGTAGTTACCGCACCATCAACCAAAGCACTCGTTCCAACCGTACCCTGACTTGGCGCAATCACCTGTGTGATCGGGCTTGTGTAGTACACATAAATGTTGCTCGTGCCGCTGGGTGGTGCGGATGTGAATGTGATTGTGTTGCCGCTGACCGTGAACGCATCACCGGGGTTTTGTGGGACGTTCTCAATGACCGCTTGGACTTGAGCAACAGCCGCAACAGGACGTGACAGCGTGAAAGCTGTCGTAGAACCATTACCGTTGAAGAAGTCAACGGCAGGCGTGAAAGCCTGCGTGGTGTTGGTATTTCCAATGTAGGGCACGTTACACCGCCGTCAAAACAGAGACAACAACATCAGCCGAACTGGCCGCGCTAGTCAGAACCTTCAAGGCGTCAGAGGCAATCAGCACAATCCTGTTGCCAGCAATCGCTTCCAACGATCCGCCCACCGGCACCGTCGCGCCTTTGACCAAGTAGTAGTCCACAGCAGATCGAGTGAAGTACACGTCGGTGGTGATTGGCGAAGTCGTGGTGTTGGTCACAACCAAGCTGGTGATAGCGATTGTTCCGCTGGAAACGGTTGTCAACGTTGACGCCGAAGTGCCAACGTTCTTTGCGACATAAGATGTATTTGCGTATGTTGGCATGATTAACCCATCATTGCGGCGAGAAAGTAAGATTGGTCGAGGATGTTGGTCGTGCTTGGGTTGTTCGTTACCGAGTATTCAGCAGGGTAAGTCACAAACACATCCTTTGTGCCAGCAGAGAAGTTGACCAAGTTGTCAGAGTTGCTGGACGACAACACCGTGGTACGCGCAAGCGTAGTCCCAGATGAGGTGTATGTGCCGACACCCACTTCCCATTCGTTCGTGCCTTGACCGGCGATGGTGTAGTAGGTGGTGTTGCCGTTGCCAATGACAGCGAACGATTGATAGCCTGTTGAAGCCCCAGCGAGAGTTACGGTGCCCGTACCCGTCGTGGTCGTTGTCTCTTTGACACGATCTGCAAGTACGAGTGGCATGTATTACTCTCCTGTCAGTGCATCTTCGTCAAACCAACGTTCTTGCTCATTACCCTGTGCGTCTGTCCATGCGACCAAGCACTGAACAGTGCCGTCTTCCAACATGCGCATCGCTTGGACTGGGCCTTGTGGTGGCACAGCCTTGAGCTTAACAACGTCACCTTTTTGGAATTTTGTTGCCATAATTAAGCCGCATCCAAGCTGAAGGTGTAGGTCACAGTCAATGTGTCACCAGACACAACTGTACGGTCGCCGGGGGACTGAAAGTCAGAAGCTGAGAACAACACGCCTGATGTGCCAGTAGCAACGTTGCACAAGAACGCACCGGCCACCACGCCACCAGCACCACTGATGGTGAACTGAGAAGGTGAACCAGAGTTGTCAATCACTGAAGGGTCAGCAGTTGTTGCTGTACCGAAAGTCACAGCCTTGCGGTTGCCGGAGTAGTCGGTGAACTCAGTCCAACCTGCGTGTGAGGCCAACGTGTCACTAGCCGCGATTGATGTGCCCGAACCGGGACCGGTAATCAAACCCAAGTACCAAGCGGCAGTGTACGAACTGCCAGAGAAATACTTGGTGTTCATGTCTTGCAGACCTTGGTTCACCACCAAGTTATGGGTGGTTTCTTCCCACTTGAGGTTACCGTTGGAATCGTGGCAAATTACTGTGTAAACGCCGCCGGCTTTAGCTTGGTTGTTCAACATTTATTACTCCTTACGAGATTCGGATGAGCGCAGATGTGCTGGTGTTGGCAGGCATTGTTACGCTGAAGGTTGTGGTTGAAGTTTTATTATTTCCAAAGTCCAACACGCACACAGCGCCGTTGTCACCCGGTGTATAAATGAGAGCGCCCCTCGCTGTCAGGGCTGATGACCATGACGGCGAAGAGAAGTTGATGTATGTAACACTGCCGGATGGTGTGGTAGCCGAGGAGATGGTTGCTGTTACTATTTGGCCGCCAGCAGTGTAATTGTTTGCAACAACTTCACCAGTGGTGGTGTACGCCGTAGTCTCTTGATTTAGTGTTGCATCATTGGTGTACAAAGCCAGATAGAAAGTGTCGGACGCAAAGTTAATCGTGCCGTTCGCCAGACCAGCACGAAGTGTGTTGCATGAATAATTGCCTGTAAAAGCCATCAGGTCACCGCCTGTCTATATTGACCAGAACGATACGCGTCCTGACGCTCCATACCGTCACCCAAACGCTTGGCAAGTGCAAGTGCTTCTTGGTATTTGGTGTTGTACAAAGCAACCATGTCGGCCTCACCTTTCATGAAGGTGTATGCCTCAACCAATGAACCGTACAACAGCACACTGTCAAAGTTGTCACCCAACCATGTACGCCCATCAGCCGCAGTTGTGATCGACTCGGGGTAGTAATAGTAATGCAATTCAACGCTGTAAACAGCATCTGGCGTTGGGCCTAAAATGAATGACAACTCATCAGTGATGACGGGTGTTGCATCGTTGGTGGTTGTTGGGCCAAACAAAGCATAGTACTTTGGGATGGCAGTATCTGTTGGCTTTGGATATGCCTGACGGATGAAGTTCACATCTTTGTTCAACAAATACTCATACGAACCGGTAGCGTCAATAACTGCCAAAGAATATACAGCTAAGAAGTCGCCGGGGGCGGACAGGTATTTGTTGTTCGTCGTAGTACTACCAGTGACGTTCTTACGCAACGACGGAAACTGCACCGAGTTATAGATGCGCTGCTCCGCTTGCGTGATGAAAGTGTTGATCTGTGTCGTTGCAGACACAGAGCTTCCATCAGCAAGATAAGTCGCCGGAAATTGGTTTTCCGTGTAGGACTGAATCGCTGCGTTAAGTTCGTTGTAGGTCATGCCATTGGGCCTCGAGCCATCAAACCTTTGGTCGCAGCACCAGTGCCACGAATCTTGATGCCATCAGTTTTAACAGGCTTGTAATTGCCTTTGCCAACCATGCCGGCAGAAGGATTCAGTTCGTCAATCTCTGTACGTGGAGATGTGACCTTCAAGGGCGCAGAAACTTTCTTGCCCTTCATTGTGTGTGGCTCTGCGTAAGTGGAAGCAGGTCCCACCTCTTTGCCGCCTTTTTTCATGCTGTATTTAGCCATATTAGCCTCCGCGTGAAGAACTACGCTGGTTCATGACCTTGGCCATGTTGCGTCCATATTTGCGCATGTCAGCGTTGGTCTTGCCGCCTTTGGCCAACTTGGTCAAAGGTGCGCCTTTGTGCTTTGATTTCTCATGCTTGTGTACAGCAGAAGCAATCATTTTCTTGTCTGCTGCCACGTCGGCTTTGCCATGTTTTTCCATATTCGACTCCTTATGTCGTTGCTACCGTAACTGTACCTAAACTTATGGTTAAAACCAAGTTGTTTGGTGTTAAACCATCGTCGTAAGCCTGTGACCCACCCACTGGGTTCCATCCCCATTGAAAGATTCGGCTACCGCCTTCCAATGTGCCTTGTGCATTCGGGCTTGGATCTGGGCTGCTTGTTTCAACAATCTGCAATCCAGATAGACCTGAAATCACATAACTGCGGTCTGGACGGGGATTGCGCAGACCTTGTGGGTCATCAACCGGAAACTCACCCAAATGCAACTGCGGATGGTCTGGGTCCCAGCATTCTGGGCACACCAAAAGATCGTAGTTACGCCCCTTGATGACCTCTCGCTTGAGTTCTTTCAGCTTGAAACGACCGTCGCAGCGATCGCACTGCGCAATCGCCCACTTGCCGGATGCAAATCTGTTACCCATTAGATCGTGCTACCAATGTACTGCTGGCGCGGGACCAAACGCAAAGCTGCCTTTTCATGGTCTTCGTACGCTGCCAGCTCCCAAGCCTCGTCATATTGCTGTTTCAACAGCATGATGCGTTCTGCACCCTCTGGGATCTTGCCGGCGATGTAATAGGCCAAGCCC